AAAAATATTATTAATAAATTATATATTTTATATTATTATAAAAAAAAATTTAATTAAAATTTTTTTTTAAAAATTAATTTTTTTTTTAATTATTTTTTTTTTTTTTTTCTAAAAATTTTGAAATTATAAAAAACAAGAATACTATACGTATTATAATATCGATTTCATTTAATAAATACATTTATTCATAAAATTTATTTTTCAATTTTATAATTATTATATCATTTATATAATTTATAAATGTTTGTTGTAATTGATTTACAATATTTAATGAAATTTAAATCATTAAAAATAAATCAGTCCAGTTCCACTTTATTTTTAATATTTTCTAATAATTCCATTCATTAACCATTCAGTTTTGTATTTGTTTGGATTCATATAAGGACCTTTTATACGATAAATTTTATGAACAATATTAATATCATCAATAACCGTATATGTAAAAGATTTAATTTTCTTTCCATAAAACTTTTTAAAACCTTTATTATTAAATATGTCCTTTCCAATATTTGGAATCAGAAATTCCAAATGTTTAATAGCATTCTTTCGTTCTTCATCGTAAGCTGGGATTATACAACAATGTGGAATATTTTTTGTTTTATTATTAAAACAAAAGTATATATCATACTCAAAACTACTATTTTCATTACTATTATCTAAATAATCTAAAACTAAATTAGTAAGATCTTTTATTAATTTAGATTCTTTTTTTAAAGATTTATATATTTCTTCCTTTTTGGCAAAATTTTTAGTAAATTCTGATACTTTTGTTGGATGATTTTCTTTTGGTTCAAAATTTATATAAAATTTATTAAAACCTAACATCTTTTATTATTTACATAGACATTAACTTTTTCAATTTTTATTTATTATCGTTTTCGATTTGTTATTGAACGTTTACTCTTTACAGATATAATTTCTGATAAACCACTTTTTAATTTTTTACCAGAATATTTATATCCCTTTTTTAAACGACCTTTATTGCCACCAGTTTGGTAGATACCTCTATGTTTTCTTTGTTTTTTACCACCACGATATGTTTTTATTTCTTCTGGTGGATTTCCATCTACACTAAAATATTTCTTTTTTAAAAATTCCGCACTTACATTATCCATATTGGCAATTAGATTCATTATATTTGGATTTTTGATATATTTATTATATAATTCTATACATATATCATCTATATTTTGTTTAAATTTGGCACTTTGCGTTTTATAGTTTTCTTCTATATCACATACTTTTTCATATAATTTATATTTGGAAAAATATTCCCTAATTTTAGGATATCTTAATCTTACTTCATTAACACGATCCCTATCACTTTCAGGTTGTATCATATCAACTTCATTTTGTGATTTTCGCAAAAGTCCTATTAATTCATTTCTAGGATAAAAAAATTTATTTGGATTACTTATAATACCTTTTTCGTGGAGTTGATTCGTATCATCAAGAACAAAAAACAGATAATTTTTTATTATGTCTATGTCTAAGTTTTTTAGTTTGTTCACATTTTTATCTTTTTTCCAAAGTTTATATACTTGTGTAGCCCATAATGTTGTTATTTTATAAATTAATGTTTTAAATTCATTTTCTGTTGTATTTACATCAGAATTATAAGTATTAGATTCCTCTCCAATATTTTTTAATAAATTTTGTATATATATTCTCAAATTATATGTTCTAGTTATGTCAATCCAGTCATCATGTCCTACTTTTTTTTCACCGATTTTTGCTTTCCTTTTTAATATCGCTTTCCATCTTTTTACAACTTCTTCTTCTAGTTTATTAAGTATTTCATCTTCTTCTTGATACAAAATTCCAGCACACGAACGTACACCTTGTAAATCTAATTTTGAGTAAATAGGAAGTAATTTCATCTTAGAATACTTTCTCCAAGTATTAAATGTCGGATTATTCTGATTAACTGCTTGGTCAAGAATATATTTAAACAATATAACTATTAATACTCTATATAATCGTTTTTTGTATTTTGGATCAGTCCAAGGACAAAGATTATGAAATGCTAACATTTGAATTGTATCTTTTATAATATAATTCAAATTTAATGTATTTACACCATTTATTGAAGTTATATACTTATATTTTGCTGTATGTGAATCTACATCATGATACAATCCCATAATATGTTTATCATTTGGAAGATGCGTTGAAACATATCCCCCAGGAGATGTACCATTTTGCCAAGTTATCTTATACCGTAAAACTCCATGAATAGTTTCACGCTCAACTGTTCCTATGTCTAATATATTATAATTATTTAAATCGACATAATTTACATATGAGCCATTTTGTCTATTAGTATATGGTACTTCTCCATAAAAAGAAGAAATATCAAAATCTGATGGTCGTGGTATCGATATATCAATCATTTCGCCAGGAGCATCTTTTTTATAATTTTTTTGTATTTGTCTACCATTTCTGGTATAATTGTAACTCATCAATAGTTTATAATTCAATTTTGATCGAATTAATCCAAAAGATGTATTACCAGTTGGCCAATTTGCAGTATTTTCACCAAACCTTTTTATTAGAATTTGTCTATTTGTTTCAGAAACTCTTGTAAGATTTATAGCATCATTATTTGATATGTAATATGGTGTTTTATTAACTTGTTTATTTATTATATCAAAAAAACTATTTATTTCAAAATTATTATCTTCTTTATAACATTGTTCTACAAATTCGGATGTATTATATACAAGTTTAGATGTTTCTCTTTTTTCTGGAATACCTCTTAATTTAATTGAATTTGGTCCAGAGCTTTGTTTATATTTCTCATATAAAATATTTTGTAGCGGATGTTCTGGATATTTTGCACCTCCTGGAATTATAGATAATGGTGAAATTAATTTAGTGTTATCTTTATTTATTATACCTGTACGAAAATCCAGATTTACATCATTAAATAATTGTTTTTTTGTTATTTCATAAATTTTATGAAAATCAAATAATTCCAAAAAATTTACATGTGATTTAGTAACGTGTTGTTGTCGTTTCATTCCATCATTTATATCATATAATATTGGAACCAGTTCCAATAAATATGTTATTATACGAATTCTATCAAAAAATAAATCAGTACATATTTTATAATATCTATTTTTAGCCTCAACGGATCCTAGTCCTTCTAATCCTAGTCCTTCTAAATTAGTTTGAGTTATTTCAATCTGTTTATCAAATATATTACTATTATTATAACTATAAGGACCAACATGTTTTATATCTTTTAAACCATCCCAATATTGAGTTATTGTAAGATTATTTCTGATTAAATCTTGTGTTTTTTCAGCATTATATAACCATATACTATCAAAAAAATCTTTTTGATCTATTAAAACATTTGTAACAATTTTAGATATCTTTTTGTAATCTTTTTCAAAATTAATTTTTTTTATATATATTCCTGTATCAAAATCACTTGCTTTAAAATAAGGATTTTCAGAATCTTGTCCAATATAAGTTTTTGATAAATCATGAAACTGAAAATCTGTATCTTCTTGTATAGCTACGTTAATTTTATTAAAAATTTTTTGCCTATTTTCATTACATCTTCTTTTACTTCGTGATGTATTAGGAGGAAGTTGTCCATTCTTCTTATCAAGATTACATTGCATATCACCAATAAGACTTTCTAACATATATTTTAAACTTAATCCACCTTTAAAAACAAAATAAGATTTACTATCTGCTCTTCTATTTAGGTATGTATCATACTCATTCATTTTATGATTTATTATTCTATATGGTCGCATAACTACTTCTCTAAAATCATTCAAGTCACCAAGTCCATTTACTACGCTTCGGAAATTATATTGGTCAGTACTATTACTTATGTAATCATAGCCATTAGCACCAGTTAATTCTGTTAAATAGGCATTTCTTTTATTTATATACATTTGTACCATATTTGTAAGCTTCTGCCCTTTTATGTCAGTTCGTATTACTGGACAAGTTCTCAGCTTTAAATAATATGACATAAATAAATCATGTGATGCATACATTGCAAATGAATTAATATCAGTAGCAAGACCTTTCATTGGTTCCGTAGAATTAGTAACCTCATCTTTATATCTTTTATCAAATACAAGTGAAAAGGGGATAACAACTACTGACTTATTATTCATTGGAATATCTCTATTTTCTTCTTTTGCTTTATCTAAATCCTCTTGTTTTATTTGGTGAATAGCTAAATTTGTTACTTTTATATTTTTATGGTGATTTCTAACATCTAAACATTTTATTTTATGTGAATTTACTCCGCCAACTTGTCTATGTCGAATCGTCATATCGATATATGATATATATATATATATAATTTATTTGATAAAAATGAGTATCAATTATTTAAGAAATTATTATCCAATTGTTTTGTTAGATATTATACATAAATACACTAATCCAATATCATGTGAAATTTGTAATTACAAATCAAAAATAAATTATTTATTATAATCATGGATTGGATTATAATAAATAATTTACATAATGTGATAATATATTTGTTTAGTTTTTTATTTTCAATTCCATGGGGCTGGAACTATTACTTGTATCTTTACTCAACTTTGTATATTAAAGAGTATACCATTTTCCATCATATCCTGGATTTGTATCTTCTATTACTTCTTCTACTACTTCTTCTACGGCTTCTTCTACTATTGGAGCAACTTCTTCAATAATTTCTTCTACTATTGGAGCAATTTCTTCTGGAGCAATTTCTTCTATGATTTTTTCTACAATTTCTTCTACGATTGGAGCAACTTCTTCGATTTTTTTATTAATATTTTCATCCACTACTTCTTCTACTTCTTCTACTACAATTGGAGTAACTTCTTCTACTACTTCTTCTACTTTTTCTTCTATATTTTCTACAATTTCTTTTATTTCTTCTCTTATTTCTTCTACTTCGTTTTTTACTTTTTTTATTATTTCGTTAATACAATTACTTAATTCTTCTTCTTCGGCTTCGACTTCATTTCCTTCACTATCTATAATTTCATCAATTTCTTCAATTATATTTCTTGAAGTGTTTGTTTGTGGTTGATTAAAACATTCTTGTAAATCTTCTGTTTGCTTTTTATATTTTGCATTATAACCATATATAGCTACAGATCCAAGAAAGATATAAAATGTATTTAAAAATCCAATTGTACTTATTAATACCGCTGGTATCAAAATAATTGGTATTGATATATAAATCAAATTTTTTAACATAATGTGTTTTAATTTAATTAATGTTTAATTATTTAAGTAGTTTTTTTATATATATTTTATTTACTATGATAATAAATCGAAAATTTTGATAATGATATTATATCAATAATTTAAAAATATGTAAAACACATTATTATTCTAATAATGTACGAAAATTACTTTATAAAAAATGCAGACAAAAAGTTGGATATTATTGTATAAATTGTTATACAGCTATAATAATTGGCTCATATAATCATTATATTATATATATCTATAATCGTTGTAATTATCATATTTTTAGACGGCATTCCATTGCATATTAAATAAATAAAAATCTAAAATTGATATCCACTTTTTATTGGATAATAAAAAATAATTAAAAAAATAATGGAAGTTGAGCAAAAAGAACAAGATAACAAATTAAATATTAAATTAAACTTTCATAATTTAAGAGAAAAATTGCAATTAAATTTACATAATTATTTAATTGTAATTTTTCAAATTGTATCTATCATTTTATATTGTATTTTTACAAAATATGGAGTAGAAGCTGTAGGAGATACTGGATATAATACATCCAGTAATACTATTAATACGTACTATCCAATGTATCAAGACGTTCATGTTATGATTTTTATAGGATTTGGATTTCTAATGACATTTTTAAAAAAATACTCATTTAGTAGCGTTGGATTTAATTTTTTAATTGCAGCAATCACGATTCAATATTCTATTTTGATTAATGGATTTTTCCACAATCTTTTTGGAAATCATTGGGAAATGTTGACATTAGATATTACTTCATTGATTACTGGAGACTTTGCAGCAGGTGCTGTATTGATTACGTTTGGAGCTCTTTTAGGCAAAATTTCCGTCGAACAGCTGTTAATTTTAGTTCCATTTGAATTAATCTTTTATTCAATTAATGAATCATTAGGTGTAGAAGTATTCAAAGCAGTTGACATGGGTGGCTCAATGTATGTACATACATTTGGAGCTTACTTTGGATTAGCTGTATCTTACATGATTGTTAATAAAGAAAAACTTGAGCGAGCTGATTTTAGGTCGTCTAAAACAACAGAATTATTTGCGATGATTGGAACAATTTTTCTTTGGCTATATTGGCCAAGTTTTAATGGTGTATTAGCTTCTGGAAATTCTCAACATCGAGTTGTTATTAATACTGTATTGGCATTAACTAATAGTTGTATTAGTGCTTTTTTTTTATCGCGATTATTACATCCTCATAATAAATTTTCGATGGAAGATGTCCTAAATGCGACTCTTGCTGGTGGTGTAGCAGTAGGTTCATCAGCTGATTTAGTTATTGGACCCTACGCATCATTAATTATTGGAGCTATTGCTGGTTCATTATCTGTTATTGGATATATTTATATTCAACCATATTTAGAAAAAAGATTTAAATTACACGATACTTGTGGTGTTCATAATTTACACGGGCTTCCTGGAATTTTAGGAGGTATTTCTGGATTTATTTCCGCATCAGTTGTATCTGATAGTGTATATGGAGATAATATTACTGATGTTTTTCCAGGAAGAGATGATAGAACCGCAGGACAACAAGGAGGATTTCAGCTATTAGCTTTAATTGTAACATTATTTATTTCTATCGGTGGTGGTATTTTAACTGGTAAAGTTCTTAATAAAATTCGACCTGAAAAAGATAGAGAATATGTAGATGATGACCAAGATTGGCTAGAAGAAGAGCCATAAATTATGTATAAAAAATAGTTTACGATAGTTATATGTAATCGAATTTTATTATTATTTATATAAATCTAATTTATATAAATAAAATTATGGACAAATTAGATAATGATATTATATCAATCATTCAAAAATATTTGAAATGCCGTACATATTTATGTAAAAATTATGGAATAAAATTACTTTATCGTTATATTTCGCATAATGGACAATTTTATTTTTTTTGTTCAAATTGTTATAGAATAATTTTATTTGGTTACTAATAAATATTTATATATGATTTGAATTTATATAATAAAAATTGATAAAATAAATGGAATTATAAATGGATAAATTAGATAATGATATTATATCAATTATCAAAAAATATTTAAAATGTCGCACATTTTTATGTAAATATGATGGAAAAGAATTACTTTATCCACAAAATAAAGATAAAATCGGATATTATTGTTCCGACTGTTATAAAGCAGCAGTATTTGATTATTTTGATTATTTAATTAAAATTGATAAAAGAATAAATGGAATTATAAATGGATAAATTAGATAATGATATTATATCAATTATCAAAAAATATTTAAAATGTCGCACATATTTATGTAAATCTTATGGAAAAAAAATACTTTATCCACAAGATAAAGATAAAATCGGATATTATTGTTTATATTGTTATAGAGTAGTAGAGTTTGGTTATTTTGATTATTAAATAATAATTGATATAATAATAAATGGATAAATTAGATAATGATATTATATCAATTATCAAAAAATATTTGAAATGTTATACATATTTATGCGAATATTATGGAAAAAAATTACTTTATCGAGAACATAAAGTAGAATATTATTGTTTACGCTGTTATAGTACTATAATACTTGGTTATTATAATCAAAAATTTGGTTGTTGCAATTGGTAGAATTTATGCTATTATAGAGTTATAAAACTAGATTATTATAATCAAAATTTTGGTTATAGCAATTGGTAAAATTAATCATTTTTATTATATAAATAATTATTGATATAATAAATTTAATAATAAATGGACAAATTAGATAATGATATTATATCAATTATCAAAAAATATTTGAAATGCCATACACATTTATGTAAAAATTATGGAATTTATCAACAATATAGAGCAAAATTTTATTGTTCAAACTGTTATAAAAAAAAAATGCTCGTTTATTATAATAACGGTTTCGATTCTGCAGCTGTTGGTCATTATAAGATTTGGAATTTGGCTTAGCTATTGGTGATGAAATATATTTTTTACGAAAAAGAGTTAGAAATTTTATATTCATTTTTCAATTCTTCTAATGATTTTTTAAAATTTGTTTGAATTTTTAAATTAAATGAATTTCTAACTGTATGAAATTTAACTGTATAAATTTTACCATTTTTTATTTCAACCGGCAACGAAAATATTAAATCATTCGGTAAATTATACTCATTATCCGAACATATCCCCATTGAGACAAATTCATTATCCAATGTTCCATTATGCCAAATTCGTATGTGTTTTGCAATACTTTGAGCAGCAGACATAGCAGAACTTAATTGGCGTTTTGATATTACAGATTTACCTCTTTGTCTTATAAAATTAGTAAGTTCATCAATCCATTCATCTGTCAATATATTATTTATATTCTTAATGTCAAATAAATTAATCCAATTATTTTTTATAAAAATTTGAACATGTGAAATATCAGGAACCATCGTTTGGGAATGATTTCCCCAAATTATTACATTCTTTACATTTAATATTGTAAAATTACTTGACAATTTCAAAATATCTCTATGTAAAATTAATTTCTCAGCTAACGCATTTCTTAAACGATCATGATCAAGCATCATTAAACAAGTAAAAGATGTTCTTGGTATTCTCGGTGCGTTTTTCATACATATTGCTGCATTTGTATTAGCTGGATTAGCTACCACCAATACTTTAACATGTTTTGGCGAAAATTTTTCTAATAATTGTCCAGCTGTTTTAAAAATTTTAACATTTTTTTCAATTAAATCACTTCGTAACATACCGGGTTTTCTAGGAAAACCTCCTAAAAGTATTACATAATCTACATCACTAAATGCAACTTCACCATCAACAGTTGTTGTTACACTATTTACTAATGGATAACAAGAATCGTCTATTTCCATTTTTACACCATCCAATTTATCTTCCATAGATAAAATATCATATAATTTAATATTTAATTTTATATTTTTTCCAAATACTTCCCCACTACATATTAGCGGAATTAACGAGTATGCAATTTGACCAGCACCCCCAGATATCATTATTTTTTTTTCATCCATTTTTATATATATTATATATTGTTAATTTTTTAATTGATTTACATTATTATATCAAATATGCAATTATAATGAATATATTAAATTACACTAAATAATTCATAGGCAAATTAAATACGGCTAAATAAAAATTAAAATTGATTTTTACGATATCTATACGGAAATAGATTTTTAATGTTCTCTCTAATTAATAATATTTATATTGTTAATTGTTAAAAAAACATTTCCACCCTGTATATAACCAGTCCATAATAAAAATTTATGCAAATATATTTTTATATCTATTGCTAATTGATTTACATTATTATGTCAAATATGCAATTATAATGAATACATTAAATTATACTAAATCATTCATAAGCAAATTAAATACGGTAAAAAAAAAATTAAAATTGATTTTTACGATATCTATACGGAAATAGTTTGTTTAATGTTCTGCTAGTTAATAATATTTATATTGTTAATTGTTAAAAAAACATTTCCATCCTGTATATAACCAGTCCATAATAAAAATTTATGCAAATAAATTTTTATATCTATTGCTAATTGATATACATTATTATATTAAATATGCAATTATAATGAATACATTAAATTATACTAAATAATTCATAAGCAAATTAAATACGGTAAAAAAAAAATTAAAATTGATTTTTACGATATCTATACGGAAATAGATTTTTAATGTTCTTCCTAATTAATAATATTTATATTGTTAATTGTTAAAAAAACATTTCCATCCTGTATATAACCAGTCCATAATAAAAATTTATTTGCATAAATTTTTATTATATATTGCTAATGGATTTACATTATTATATCAAATATGCAATTATAATGAATACATTAAATTATACTAAATAATTCATAAGCAAATTAAATAAGATAAAATAAAAATTAAAATTGATTTTTACGATATCAATACGGAAATACATTTTTAATGTCGTCTTAGTTAATAATATTTATATTGTTAATTGTTAAAAAAACATTTCCATCCTGTATATAACCAGTCCATAATAAAAATTTTTTTATAGATAAATCATATCGTATATAATCTAATCTGATTTGATTTTATTATTGAATAATTGTTTTTTAGCATCTGGATGATAAATATATGGTATAATTCCATAATATTTTAAAACACTATTTTTACTAAGTGCATAACATTCAACCATTAATAATGTATATATTGAAATTCCAGATAATATATGCCATAATGCATGAAATTCCAGATTAAAGACACATATTTGATCTATTATCCAACAACAAAAAGCAATAAAAAAAGTTATAACTGAAAAAGAATAAAATTCTTTTATTAATGGCTTATTACTATTATTAATAACGGATTTCCATTTTTTGTGTATGAGATAAAATATTATTGAACCCATTAGAAATAACAAATATGGAGTATATACTAGATTTTGACACCAACAAAAAATTATTGCTATCACTATTAAACTAGATATTATAGCATGTGGTAAAGATTCGCATATTGTAGCAAAAAATATAAAAGCAACAATAGAACCTTCATCTAAAATTTGTCCAAAGATTGATAAAGTTCCATGAAATAGAGAAGAACCAATTCCAATAAATATTAATAATATGTAATACACTTTATATCTATATGCTGGTCGGTCATTATAAAGATTATATGCACCAAAATTACAAGATAAATATAATCCGCTTGCTCCTAGAATAATAACAAATATATTTGTTATTGTATTCCAGAATTCAACGATATAATTTGAATAAACATAATTTTGTTCACACCAATCAATACTACTACTTTGATAAGAAAACATATTAATTTTTATTTAATTAATTAATATGTTTATTTATTTATTTATATTTGTATAATTTCAATTTTAATTTTAATGAAAATTTTATTTATATATTGTTCTCATTACAATCAAATAACCAAAATATATTATTAAAATTGATATATTTAGTCTCTATCCAATAACACGACTGATAATACGACTTACATCGTACAAACAGACTGATATCAACTTCATCGTTTAGCTAGCAATAGCAAAAACGCAAGAAATGACGAAATTCGCAGATGTTGTGAAAAACTCGTCGTTGACACAAGAAGAGAAAAAGATGTTGCTCACGACGGAAACGGATTGGGCAGACTTTGAACAAGTGGAAAAGAAGAGTAAGCCACAGAGCAGAGATCAGAAGGGTCGAGGTCCTTGTCGCTACAAGGACAGCTGCAACAACCGAAACTGTTGGTTCGAACACCCATCTGGGCAAGAACGCAGAGACCAGCAGGTTCGAAGCCAGCAGGTTCGAAGCCAGCAGGTTCGAACTCGCTGCATGGGTCCTTGTCGTTACAAGGACAGCTGCAACAACCGAAACTGTTGGTTCGAACACCCATCTGGGCAAGAACGCACAGGATTGCAGGTTCGAAGCCAGCAGGTTCGAACTCGCTGCATGGGTCCTTGTCGTTACAAGGACAGCTGCAACAACCAGAACTGTGGGTTCGAACACCCATCTGGGCAAGAACGCACAGGGTTGCAAAGCAGAGGCCAGCAGGTTCGAACTCGCTGCATGGGTCCTTGTCGTTACAAGGACGGCTGCCGCAACCAGAACTGTTGGTTCGAACACCCATCTGGGCAAGAACGCACAGGGTTGCAAAGCAGAGGCCAGTAAGACCGGTAGTTTTTGACCATTTTTTTAAGAAGGATTTATTGTAAGAAGTATTTATTGTAAGAAGTATTTATTTAAAAAATTTTTAGAAAAAAAACAAAAAAAAAGAAAAAAAAAACACATAAAATATATTCTGGACTGGATTTATGTAATTTTAAATTTAATAATTATTCACTTAACCAATTCATGTCATCTTCATCTTCAGAATCCATATACTCATCTTTATTATTATATTCATAATGGAAATCATCAGCATCAGCATCAGCATCAG